CACGAGTTTGGTGGTTGCTTTTCCTCCTTGGTAAATGTCTCCGGCATAGTTTCCAATCTGTTTCAGTCCTCCCCCGACAACACTGGCCGCCGTCTTAATGTTTTTGGTGATGGGAGTGTCGTGGTAGACAGTAGACTCAACAGGAGAAATCATCCCCTTACTGGGTTTGTTTGTCTGAAAAACATTCTGGTAAGCAGATTTAGCTAGATCTTCAGCTTTTTTCTTGGCTTTTAGTAGGGCATCTACGAGTCGGTTTGCCATGGTGCTTAAGATGCACCGTAGAGAGTGCCTAATTGCTGATCGGTATTACCCATAGTGTAGTTGGCTCCAAATAGAGAAGCAGGATCAACGTCTTTTAGTTCTGGGTAAGAGGCAAAGACCTGTTTAGCAATATCCGCTTTATTGGCTCCTGGCATATTTGTGGCAATCTTATTGACCACATCCACTGCGGCAGTGAGGGCTTTTTGAGTCTTAAGAGAAGCGTTGTAAGCAGTTGACGTACCCTTGCTCTTAAGCTCTGCCAGTTTGATGGCGAGATCCTGGGCGTCTTTCTCTTGACCGACTTTGAAGTTAGCTTGAGCTTCGTCAATGGACGAGAGTCTGTCTTGAAGTTTGGCCTGTTGAGCCGTAACCGCCTCAATTTTCTGAGAATCAGTGAGGTTAATGTCTCCAAGAACTCCGCGGATTTGAGTATCGGCCTCTGCCCTAGCTTGATCTTGAGCCAATTTAGTCTTTTGATCAAATTGACTCTTTTGTTCACCGTAGTATTTAGTCAAATCATCTTGTTCTTGTTTGCTAATGGCGAGTTTACCTGCACCCTCTCGGCGAATATCTCCAAGAGATTGAAGAATTTCTTTAGACTGATCCACGTTCATGTCTCGGTATTGAGTTGAGTCTAGAGTACCAGCGCCGGCGAACATGTTTCTAAGTTTATTGGCAAGGGATTTAGCGGAAACCCTAGTTTTTCTTTCTGCGGTTCCGTAGGTGTCTTGGGTGGTTTGTTCGTTCGTTTTGATAGTGGCAAGTCTTGAGGCTTCCTCACGACCAGCAGTCTCGTTGAACTGTCCTAAACTTTCATCCAACCCTCTGACTCTAAGATCACGAGCAGTTTCAATACCAGGAATTTGATCTTTAAGATTTTGAGCCTTGGTGTTGAACACTCCCAGAGCGGCCTCAAGAGCTTTTTGGGCTTGGTCGTTGGCGTTACTTCGGGAGGTAGAGAAGAACTCGTTCATCAAATTGGCGGCGTTGGGGCCATTGGCGGCGTTGCGAGCGTCAGTCGGGTTATATCCACCCCTGGTAATCAGAGCATTGATAAGGTCGTCTGTGCTACCACCAGGATTTCCTCCACCACCATCTCCACCGGATCCACCATCTCCACCGGATCCACCATCTCCACCGGATCCACCATCTCCACCGGATGGGGCTTGTAAGGTGTTTGGATTTATTCCGTTGGCTATAGCGGCTCCTCCCGAAGTTCCACCTGTTCTCGGCGCAGGAGTAGCAGTTTTGAGAACTTCACTAGAACCGTCACTTGCACTAGCAGATGGGGGGTTGAATGGGTTCATCTGTCCACCAAGATCTTGCAAATAACCAGATATACCCCTACCTCCACCAACGTTTGGTAGTGGGTTTCCTAGTAACTCTCCGGCAGTATTTATGGCATTTCCAATTCCTCCAATTACTTGTCCTCCGGCTCTTCTAAGTGCTTCTGCTAGTGTCATAGACTTATAGTATAATGTTAGTAATGATTAAAACGATATTCAAGGTTTTACTCAAATTAGGCGTGTTTGTGGTCTGCTTGGGGCCAGCGTTGTACGTTTTGTCTCTTTTAGTAGAGCCAGACGTGACTCAGTGGCCGGCATACGCGATAATCCTAATTTGCTTCCTTTTCGTGATCGTTGTTAAGTTGCTAATAAAAAAGCTACCGTTTCTGGTAGCCTCATTGTTTAGAGGACACAAATTGTCCGAACTTTGGGCCCGTATGGGTTGTCCTCTTAATTGATAATATCACAAGTCAAGTGGTGGTGCAATTTCATATAAAGTTTACAATCTTTGATGATACGCCAGCGAAGTCACTTGTTAAATATCTGATAATGACAACACCCGAACCACCATCACCGCCAAAGTATGTTGAATTCGCTCCTCCTCCACCTCCACCAAGGTCATCGGTACCGTCTGTCCCATCTCCCGAAGTTGAGGCGTTACCTCCTCCTCCATTACCACCAGTTCCTGATGTACCCGTTCTTGACATTCCAGCGCCTCCGCCAGCATAGTACACGGCACTACCTGTTATTGAATTCGAGACTCCGACTCCACCGTTCCCTCCTACACTAGAACCACCATTTGCACCTACTGCTCCAGCACCTCCTCCGCCTCCTGCGGCGTATCCAGTTGCGTTTATATCGTTTGCTCCACCGTTGTAACCCTGGTTTGGTGTTGCAGACTCGTTACCTCCGTTTGCCGAAATATCGTAAGATCCTGCACCACCGCCGGAACCACCATCTAATCCAGCAGTAGGAAGTCTTCCTCCACCTGCTCCTCCTCCAATGGCAGTAAGTGTTGAAAACACTGAGTTTCCTCCACTTGTTCCTCTGACTGCGTGGTCATTTGAACCCACACCACCATCTCCCACAGTAACTGTATATGCCTGAGCGGTAACAGCAAATGAAGCGTTGTAAATTAGCCCACCCGCTCCTCCACCTCCGCCGTAAGCAGTCGACGCTCCTCCACCAGCCACAACTAAGACGGCGACATTGCCTGAGCTATATACCGTGAAAGGAGTACCACTATCTCCTAAAACAAACTTGTGGACTGTATAAAGTCCGTCAGTTGAAATAGTTCCTCCTGTTGGTAGTGGCATTTTTTATGGTAATTCAAATCTTAATTCAACATATAGACCTTTGGCGGCGGTCGTACTTACAGCATCTATGTCAATGGCGAGGACATCCCCAGTCACAACATCATCCTTGGTGGTATCAATTACCGCCGGAGTGGCGGCAGTAGAAGTATCTGTCTCCGCAGAGTCGATTGTGAGTTTTGTTGAAAGCATGTCAACAGAATCAGTCTTATTTCTTAGCTGGACATCGGTGGTATTTGTGGTGCCAGCTGTATAAACTGTGGCCGCTACTCCCGTAAGGTTCATTCCATTTAATTCTGCGGGGACTCTAAAAAATGCCTTGCCATCACCTGTAGTAGTACTAGTAGCCGCATCAATAACCTGTATACCAACAACTGTAGGTTTTCTATATTTTCCAGTTCCTTTCATTTTGACATCAAGACCGACGTTTGTTTCTCCGCTAGGTTGTAATAATGGACTTCCACCTGTGGCGGCGTTAGCAAGAGTGACTTCATTTACGGCAGAGGCGACAGTGTCAAATATGAGAATTTCATTACCATTTGCGTCGGCGATAAATCCAAGATCGGCGAATTTGGGAGCGGTAAGACCACCATCTTTAATCAATAATCCGTCTACAGTAACACCGGCCGCCGATGTTTTTTCGGCGATTGTGTCTGTGGTTATGGCTCCGGCCACTGAATGAGAGGCTATAAAAGCGTCGTAAACTCTTGCCCAATACTGTTCGACTGCGGAGATGATTACAGTGACACCCTGATCGTGGGTGGTAACTCCTCCTAAAGCAACCGATCCCAGACAACCCCTTCCTGTTGCGTCAGAAGCATCCGTAGTGTCGTCGGCCGTTGTCACTGAGGAAACTCCAACTGAAGTAAAGTGAATAACTTCACGTTTGGTAGCCGAAGATGGCTCAAGAACCATATAACCCTTGGTAATACGGGTAGGTAGGGCTGTGAGGGAAACAGTAGATGATGTTGCGGTCAAGTCTGCCGCTAGTGTGGTAACGAAAAAACCCTCTGGTGCTGGATATAAATCTGTCATATTTTATAAAAAGGGCTCCCATCACGGAGCCATTGATTAAGCAATAATACTATTCTATCACTAAACGACAGTGGTTTCCAAAATGTCGTCTGAATCATATTGTCTGCGAGATTTTAATCGGTAAACTCCGGCAAAGGTCATTACTGAGAATGTACCCGAGGTGCTATCCTGTCTAAATCTGGTACGGATACTTTTTTGTTGTCTTCCAAAAAGTCTCCATCTCTTGGTAACTGAAATAGCATTAGAAGATACGATAGTGCCAACCTCAAGTCCCACCTGAGATAAACCAATAGCTTCTGCTCCGATACCTCCGACAGCGTTATTGGCGGCGGTAACCTGAGCGTCATCACCTGAGTCAAAGAACTGAGTGATTACTAGCGCACCTTGAAGCCTACCTATTTCAACGTCCTGATCGTAGTATTTTTTGAAACGTGATGGTTCACCTTGATTGTCCTCGTTAGTATCAAAATAGGCATCAATAGATGATCCACGATCCGAGTAGCCGTGGTCTGTTTCGTAGGCTCTACCCTCATCATCAGCGCCGATCATAGTGTGCTGTTTGGAAAGTTCGTCAAGAACAGGAGTGCCAGATTGCTTGTCGGTAAAATTGACGTAACAATTGGCATTGATGTTGCTATTTTTTGTCCAAGCCCCGTACTTTAGGACATACTCAATGTTGTTGTACGTAGATCCACCCTCAGCCACGGCAAGTCTCAATCTTCTTCGATAGTCGTAGTGCATGGAAACATTGGGAAGATTGGTAGAGCTAATTTTTTGAAGATCGGTGTCAATTTGGAATGAAATAGATCGTACACGGAGAATATCAGTAGGAAAGTTGGGTTGATTTCCAAGAGTGAATATACCGAAGCGAGAGAGGAATACTTGGTCATCATCAACTGCAACGGCGGCTCTCCGGCCGACACAGCCGATAAACTGATTTACATTCCTTAGAGTGATAATCCCCTCTGAACTAAAGAACACTTTCCATGTTGAGAACTCCTTGTAGACGATAAGTGTTCCATCACGAGTCGCGAGTACCTTTTTGATCTCATCACCGTCACCTTTGGAGATGTTTAGTGCTCCTCCGCCGGACCCCGAGTCAAAATGGTCA